TTCCCCAGTATCTACAACCTCTATATTGAAATCATAACCAGACTCAGCTGTAATTAGATTAGCTATCTCTCCAGTCGCTAAACCTGAAACTAAAAACTCAACACTTACAGAAGAGGTAAGTGGGTACTGAACCTTTCTTCCGTAAGGGTAATCACTACCAAGACCAAATAGATCAACTCTATTAATTGGAATATCAAATGAGAACGACTGTAGATGAGCGTCCCCACTAATAGGCGCTCCGCCTATCTGTAGATTTTGAAGAGTTGAGTTTACTTCTGTAGGGGAGCAAAGAGGTGGGTAAAATCTATTTATTCCTGTGTAGTCTCCAAACCCGCTAATGCTAGATTGTGTTAATTTTACTCGTCCAACGTTATTGTTATTTCCTGAATCAAGATTAATTGCTGGTATATCGTAGATAGCAGAAGCATCTGTTTGAATATTTACATTAGAGCATTTATATGAAGTAGACGCAACTGGTACAGATCCTATAGAAAAACCTAAAGAGTAATTTGTTAAAAACGCATTTCCTATACAGATTACTTCAGAAAGATTATTATTAGGTATACCACTATTTTCAATAATATCCGATCCTTGATCAGGATGATTTGCTATATAAAAGTTTTGATCTTCATTAGTGTAGCCACTAAAAAAAGCCGATTTTGCTATACCTGTTTGATCATTTATTAAGCCTAACATGTTTTCATTCAACATCGCTGGGGTATAGTAATAACTTATAGATAAATCAACATCTGGCATCCTAGTTATATCGTTAATAGCTAAACTCTTAGATCCAACTTGCTTTGACTTTTGTCTTTGCTGAGAAAAACCGACACCCACGCTTTGAACAGCGCTCATGTAAGCGCCACTCATATCGCTTCCAATTCTATCACCAGTAGTAAATGCTGGTCTTTGCCCAGCAATCACAATTGAATTGTTACTCTTTAAAATATTTCTAGCCATTTTAACTTCCTGTTGGGATTACACCTAAAACATCTTCTACTAACGTCACGGATAAATCGTGCGCGTTGAAATACTTCCATGTATGATTCCACTCTGGGCAATACATAGCTTTTGGTCTATTATATACCGATTCTATATCATGTCTAAACCTTCTGTATCCAGCCTTATTCTCTAAGAAGTGCAACATGCACTTAAGTTGTTTGTCGCTGATATCTGTGAAGTCATACCTAAGCTGGAATGAAGCGTTGTTATCTTTTGTTTTAACTCTTTGCTTAAAAGAGTTCTTAAACTGTAAAACTTCGTTTTTTAATTGAACATCATTTTGCAAACCAATATCAGGCTTGAAGAAGAAGTTCTGAGACCATGCTGAGCTAGTTCCCGTTGGGGAATTTGCAGCAGTAGACGAGTGAGTTTCCGTGCAGTAATAATAGTTATTTAACTTATTAGAGCTTATGCCAGTATAAACAACATCATACTTTTCATAAGAGGTGGAGTAAGCGTAGTTTTGGAAATCTAAATTAACAAAATTCATCCCAGACCAATTAAATAAATTAGGAGCCTGATCTACAGAATAAGAAACAGCGACTTCATAATGCTGATTATTTACATGGTTAACCGCATATTGGTCAGAAACCCCAGACATAGATTTATAAATCCCGCTATTATCTATATTAAACTCAAACAATTGGTTTCCATTTTTACTCTCGATAAATGCAGCTAGTTTCTGAGTATTGGCTTCATTTAAATCGTACCGTACATCATACTGAACCTCTAGACTATTCATCGAGTGGGGTATGGAGTTGATTTGAAAATCATCAACCTCATACATAAAATTCTTAGACTTAAAAGAAGCTTTAGAACCGTAGACAGGAGTTAGACTAAGACCTGAATAATCAGACTGAATCGTAACTCCAGAAATATTTGAGTCTCTGTTGTAAAATAAATCAGAAGCCATGACCAATATAATTTAAATTTAAAATAGTAGAACCATTATCAGAAGCTGATATAGATTCACTTACTAGTGTAGCGTTAGGGATCGTCAACTCTTGAAGATTTGTACCATCTTTTCTATTAATATCAAAAACAACAGTTTTGTTTTCTCTGTTTTCTAAAAAGCTAAAAGAGCTTTCTGGAAAAGCTTCATCAACTTCAATTTGAACCTGAGCTGTAAATTCCAAAGGAAGGATAAGCTCGACAGAAGCAGGAGTTTCACTGCCTATTGAAAAGTGAGGTTTTCTATTAGATTTAATAGAGTAATCAAAACCAATAACCCTATTTGTTGTAGAATTATCACAAGTTACATTTATAGATCCTTGAGATGTTATAGAAATCTCGCTGGGTATTCCAGCATCACTTAGTACTTCGCTACCTGATAGAAACTCATCATAAACCAAAATAGAAGCGTTAACTTTTGGCACTGTGCCTACAGCGCAATTGACAGAATAAGAATCTAAGTATCCTTCAGAAAATCTGTATGAAATATCTGCATATCTAATATTGCCACTCATAACGCCCTGCTGATTTATTAATGATATATCATTTCCAGTATAAGCCAAAAGTGGATCATTATATATCATATGCGAAGAAATAGAAACTTTTTGTTGTGTAGCCCCACCAACAGTAGTTAACCCTTTCTTAGAGCCGAGAGGCTTAACGATATTTGCACTATTAGAATATGAAAAGTCTATAGAGCTTACGCCAGAAATTTCGTATCCATCTATGGCGATATTTACCTCGTCATTTAATCTTGATCCAAACATTACTTTCTAAGTTGTCCTCCTAATCTTTGTTCATCTGCAATCACCTGCTTAACGGCAACCTTAATTTTTTCAGACAGCTGTTTTTGTGTTTCTGTAGCGTCTTCAGCTGTTTGATTTTCGGCTTCATTAGAGCCATTGATTGTTATGTTGATGTCTCCTGTAGATTGAGATGTTTCGGTTGCGGCAATTAGCTCATCAAGCTTGGATACCAGATCTGTATTATCACCAGTTCCAGCTCCAGAGTTTAACGCCTGTAAATTACCCGCACCAATATTCTTTGTGGCGGCAGCGTTCATGACGAACTCTCCACCTGAAAGCATTGCGGGAACCGTATCAACTCCTCCAGCAGCAGGGATTAAGCCTCCTGTCGCCCGACGAGGCATTGTATTATGTCCGGGCAGCATCGACCCCATAGGGCCATCAGAAGGCGGACCTGTTCCTGAACCGCTAAATAAATTACCTATACGTGAAAAGAAACCCAGCTTGCTAGAAGGGTTTGCTGCGGAAGGCAGACCTGTTCCTGAACCCGCACCACCTACATCAAAATAACTTTTAGAATTTCCACCTTTATCACCTGAAAATATATCCATTAAATCTCCAGTTGCCCCCGCAGCCCCGAACGCCCCACCAGAAGCAGGAGCGCCAGTAATCTTAGTTCCAGCAAAGTTACCTAACCCAGACCCTATAAGCCCCGACATTCCTTCGCCCAGTCCTGCTGCCATACCTAGTTTTGTAGCCCCGAAACTAACAACAGAACTAATAACGGCTGCTGCTAGCATGTCACCCAGTTTAACTTCTTGCTCCTTGGCTTGTCTGTGAGCCTCTGCTTCTTGTAACGCTAAATCAAAAGCTTGCCTCTTGGCATCTTGCACCTTTTTGAATTGAGGGTTATTTCTTCGGCCAAACATAGTCAACCTACCACTTTCAGGATCAAGAAAAGCTCCATTATTGGTTATTGTATCTCTATTCATAGCTACTGGGCTTTGAGTAGCAAAAGACATAAGATTCTCCATTCCAACAATAGCTCCAGCGCCATTCATACCCGGGGTCGTAAACATACCCTCTTCATCTCTAACTTGACCTCCGCGAGCAAAACCACGAACAGAGCCAGAGTTTATAGCTTCCATGAAACCTGATCCATAACGCTGAACAGCTTTTTTATTCATGACAAATTCTCCACCCATTAGCATAGCTGGAACATCATCACGGCTACCAGAGCCTCCGCGAACTTTGCCTCCATCAGCGAATCCAAACATTCTAGCAAGTCCTCGGAAAAACCCTCCACCGCCAGAACCTTCACCTTTAGAACCTCCACCCCCAAGACCTTCACTCGCAGCTTGATTCATAAACTTATCGATAAAGTTTGTGGTCATGGCTTTCAAAAACTGATCAGCCGCATTTAGCAATGCATCTTCAAGATCATCTACACTTTTAATACCTTCCGCAAACGCTGATACGAAGTTGTCTCTAAACTGGACGGAAGAGCTAACCATTTTGTCTAAGAAGTCAGAGTTAATAGTTTTATCATCCTTCACCAGATTCTTCTTCATCCTGTCTCTAAAGCTGCTTTCTAGTCTAGCTTTTTCAAGAGCGCTTTCTGGAGTTAAGTTTGGATTATTTTGGATAGTTTTAAAATCTTCTTGGGATAAAGCGGATTTTTCGCCTAGTCCCATCTTCTTAAACTGTTGCGCTTCAAACGCCTTTTGCGCCATTGCTGCCTCACGACTTTCTTGAATACCATTATTCAAACGTTTCAATCTAATTTCAACGCTTCTTGTGTCAATGTCGAGTTGATCTCTAGATTGTTGTAGAGACTTCTCTTGTATAAGTTGCTCCTGCTCAGAGGTTTCTAGGGAATTACTTCTAGCTTCGTTAATCTGATTTACCACTTTAAGTTGATTTGATAAATCACTAAGATTGTCAAATGTTATGATATCATCAATTTTCGTTTGGTCCACCCCACGGTCTTCCAATGATTTTTTAAAAGATTCCACTATCTCCAGCCTTGTCAAGTCCTTATCTTTTGGGTCTGTCAAGTCAACTTTCCCTTCGGCCACCATTGTAAGAGCTTGTCGTACAAAATCATTTGTTATGCTAGCATTGTTTATAATTTCATTTCCTGCTGATCGTGCAGCATTTTCACGTTCTTGATTTCTTAAAGCTTTTATTACAGGGTCACCAAACTTCTCTATATCTAAATCTTTTAATTCTTTTTGAAGAGATTCAGCAAGAGGTCGATTACCTGCGTTTTGAGCGTTATTGAGTCGATTTTGTAAATTATTTTCTCTTGTCTGAAATTGCTCCTCCCTGCTCTTAGCTGCAAGCCCAACACCACCTTCATCCAAAATCTTAATCCTGCTAGCAGCGCCAGCAGCTTCTTGTAAAGCGTCCCTAAGATTGTTAGCATTGTTTTTAGCTGTACCTAATTCCTTAGCAGCACCTATAGTAGATTGTTTGAGTTTATCAGCACTCTCTGATCCAGCTAATAACCTGTCAGCAATGTTTTGTGCTTCTGTTCCTTCCTTCCCTAAACCAATAAGTGTATCTGCTATAAGTTTTTTAAATGCACCAGTATTGTTTATTTTCTCTACAGATGCGTTTTTTAACTTTTCTTCTAAAATTCTTACAGCTTCAAGGTTCTCCTTGATCCCTTCAACCTTATCTATCTCTTGACTAACTAGAGAGAGTCTTTCATTAGCTTGTTTCGTTCGTATATCTTGAAGCTGCGCGTTAAGCTGTTCATCTCTCAGTTCTTTTTTTGTAAGATTGCCTAATATCTGAGCGACCTCTAGCTCCTTTTTTTTGTCTGAGATATTTAATAATTGAAACTTTCTTAGTTCAATTGTCGCCTTTAATCGAGCTTTAGCATTAGCTACATTGATTAGATCAGCCGCCTTTTCTTTTTCTAAGTCAGCGCCTTTCTTTTTATTTGCCTGAACACCAGATGCGACAAGTTGAGAAATTTGCGTATTTTTGGCTTCTTTTAATTTTTGAGTTTCACCTTCATTTTTCTCAGTCGCAGTCAGATCAAGCCCGACAAGATCTGTGAGGTTATCTAATAGTTTATTTTGAAGGCTTATATCAAAAGATTTAAATACTTTTTGGGCTTTCTTTGCAAACGCTTTAGGGTCTCCAGTTTTAACTAATTCGGCAATTTCTTCGTCGGTAAAAGTACCAATCATTGAAACCATAAATTGCGTACGAACTTTATCAGATTCTTCACTTATCTTTGAATCGGGTATACCTGATACCTTGAAATTAGTATCCGACCCTCTCAGGAAAACGTCTTCACCAACTTTTGTCCTTTGCATTTTTCGAATTTGGACATCCCCCCCGACATCTCTATATGTTTCGAGTTCACCTGTTCGTCTCATCTCAAAAATATCCCTCCTGAACTGCCTACCCATCGTCGTTCCAACATTATTTGCGGCAAGAAATTCATTAGGGGCCGTCTTAGTAGTTTTTAGATTTGCAAAATTTTCTGATGGCATAGCGACAGCTCGCTTTACTAATACCGATCCCGCAGTATCTTCATCTGTGACTCCAATACCCTGTTGTATAGCTAGTTCCTTTCGTATCTGAGCTGCTGCATCTTTAAAAGGGTCAGCCCCCGACCTTAAATTTCTTGCCGCTTCATCAGCTAACTTCCCCAAAGCTTTCGAAGCTTTTTCCGCTGGAGTATCAATAAGCCCTAAAGCTTTTCCAATATGACCAATTATACCATCTCCCGTTAATTTTTTAACCAAGGGATTAAGTAACGTAAATGCAGTAATAGCAGTCCCTAGAATTGGAATAAACCTCCCAAAGCCTCCAGCCACCCTTCCAATCATACCACCAAGACCCTTTGTAGTCTTGTTGAGCATCCCCCCTTTAGCTCCAAAAGTCATCGCCCCACGAACATTAAGAGCGGTTGTAGCCATAGACCTCTTGCTTCCCCCCAGTTTAAACCCGGGGGACATCCCCAAAGCTTGCATCATAAACAATACCTGAGTCGCTGCTATAACCCCTTGACCAAGACCAGCTAAAGCACCTTTAAAGCCACCCGTTTCTTTAGTAGCCTCTCCTAATCCAGAATTAAATAAGCTCATACCCATCTGTACAGCTATTAATTTACCAGTAAGACCGTCTGAACTTTTAGCGTTTTTATTTAAATTGTTAGTATTCTTGTCTAAAGCTTTCGCTGTTTTTTCAGCTGAATCTGCGGCTTTTTCAAATTTTTTATCCATGAGTCCCCCCATGCTAGGGACACCACCAATGTTAAAATTAGGAATAAACCCTCTAGCAGCAGGAATCGCCCCAGTAGGCTCATCGCGGGTGTTAGTCACCGCGAGACCCATTGGGTTTTGGGCATTGCGGAGTTTGCCACTTTGATTGATTCTAATTTGGCTCACTGGTAAACCAGCAGCTTTTTCTCTACCAATGGCGTTTTCTAAAGCTCCTTCAGCGAAGTTAGGTATGTAACCAGAGGCAGCAGTTTTGCTATTAACCGTTTTAGCCTTTCTGCCTACTTCGACTTTACCTTTAACGTTATCAAGAATTTGTTTAGCAAATTTAGTCTTATTTCCCCCGCTGCGTGAAGATTTAAAATCTCCAAATTTAAAGTTTTTATTTTGGATACCAAAGATTACATCAAGAATATTGCCTTCATCTTTTGAGAAATCTACATCAAGCTGTCCTTCTTTGGCATTTTGACTTACTCCTCCAACAATAGCCCTCATTAAAGCTTCAAAAGTTGCGCCCTTAACAGCTCCAAGTGCGCCCGGGCCACCCTTCTCCATTTGTTCTTTAATATTACTAGCTGTAATCTTGTTAGGACTAGTCTTAAAAGCGTTTGGCCCAGCCTTTTTTCTAAATTTAGTAAATATACTATTAACTCCTTTGGCTAGAGCTTTCTCGATATCTCCATCCAAAGTTAGTAATGTCTTAAATCTGCCACCCTCTACACTGTCTTTTTTCAATCTTTTTGAAATTCCAGCTGATGGGCCTTCAAAGAAATCAATTAGTCCGTTTCCCGCTTTAGATTGGTACGGGGCTTTCATAAAATGATGATCAGACCCATTCATTAGAAATCTTTCTCTTCTAGGAACAAGCATGATCGCCTTGTTAGGCTCTTTATTAGCCATGAAAGATCTTTTGCCTAGATTTTTTTTGTCTAATTTAGCTTTTTGAGCCAATACAAGTTTATCCTTTTGGTTGAGAGTGTTGGAGGCTTCTCTTGCTTTGAAGCCCACACCCGATTCATATGATTTTATATCTGACGGACTCATTCCCGCCACCTTTCGTTTCTCTGACTTCAACTGTGTCGGGGTCATGCGAGTTTTAGCGAAATTTGGAATATACCCACTAGCAGCTCTAACCTTCCTAGCGTTAGCAGGAAGACCCATTGAGGAAGCCATGTTCTGATTAAAGATAGCGTCTCCGCCATTAGCATAATTAGGAACAATATATTCACTACTATTAGCAACCATTGTCCCCCGCTTACCACCACCAAATGCGAAGTTAGGAATAACAACAGGTTTTGCAGAAGCGGGTGCGCCACCTACACCTCTAGAGATGTCAGACCTTTCCGCGCCAATAGGTAAGAATCCTCCAGCAGCTCTTCCACCACGCCTTGAAGCTGTTCCCTTCATAACGCCGGGGGCGATAGTCATAGCGATGCCTTGCATCTTTTGCATGACCATCAACTGCTCATTTAAAGCTTTTGTAAAGAACTGGGTCTGTAATATTTTCTTTTCAGCCGCAGATATATTCTGCTTTTCAATTGACAAGATGGCAGACCTGATACCTTTATCGTTCAGGAGTGATGCCGCTATCTGGCCTTGTAAATTTCTCTGAGCTTCAGCAGCTTTATTTAAACCAAAGAAAGT